TATTGTGGATATTAATGTAAATCATCCAAATCATAGGTATTATACTAATGGTGTTTCCTCTCATAATACTGGTGTAGGTAAATCCTTGTTTATGTGTCACGTAGCAGCATCAGTTCTTCTCCAAGGGAGGAACGTTCTGTACATTACGCTGGAAATGGCAGAAGAACGCATTGCTGAAAGAATTGACGCAAACCTCTTGAATGTCCCTATTCAAGATATTGTGGACCTTCCCAAGCAAATGTTTGAGAACAAGGTCACAAACCTTGCAAAGAAAACTCAAGGAACTTTAATCATTAAAGAGTATCCAACTGCCTCTGCACATGCTGGACACTTCAAATCTCTTTTGAATGAACTAGCATTGAAGAAGTCCTTTCGTCCAGATATTATCTTTATTGATTACTTGAATATCTGTTCATCCTCAAGGTATAAGGGTAATAGTAATATTAATTCTTACACTTTCGTGAAAGCAATCGCAGAAGAACTTCGTGGTCTTGCGGTAGAATTCAATGTTCCTATTGTGAGTGCTACACAGACTACTCGTTCAGGGTATTGCTTGGACTTGAAAACACAAGTTCAAACACCGCAAGGTATGAAAGAACTTTCAAATATTCAAGTTGGAGATTTGGTGCTTTCTAATACTGGATATAATGAAGTTCTAAATGTCTTTCCAAAATCTAAAAAGAAATCTTATAAGATTACTTTGGAAGATGGTAAAGAAATCATTTGTAGTGAAGAACATTTGTTCCCAACTCAAAATGGTGAAGTGAATATCAAAGGTGGGTTGAAAGAAGGTATATGTCTTTATGTGAAGGAATAGTGTGTGTAAGTTATACTTCTTATAAATAATAGTAGTATAACTTACTGATATGAAAGTAAAGATTTATCTAATTACCAACACAGCAGTCAATCCACATATGTATTATGTTGGATTGACTAAAAATGAATTGGATAGAAGATTACAAGAACATATCACTCTTGGAAGACACGAAGGAAATAAATTTCTATCTGATGCTATTATTGAATATGGTAAAAGAAACTTTACTATTGAAGTAATAGAAGAAGTTGATGAAAGCGAAGCAAGAATGAAAGAAGATTATTATATCCGCAAATATAAATCTCATTATATGGATGGATATGGATATAATATGAGATATGAAACTTGTAATTATGAGAAACACTATCACGGAGCAAATCAAGAACTAATAGAAGAGAATATTAGAAATGGTAGGGCGTGGAACTATGGAATAAGTTTTTCTACACAATCAAAAGATAAAATGAGAAAAACTAAAAAACATAGATACTCTCTTGGTGTTTATAAAAAGTTCAATACAAATCACTCACAAGAAACTAAAAATAAAATAGCAGAAAGTAAAAGAGGGCAAAAACTTACAGAGGAGCACAGAAAAAATATTTCTAAATCTTCTGTTGGTAGAACTTGGATTTATAATCCAGAGTTAGATGAAAGAAAGTTTGTAAAACAAGATGAGTTGGAAATGTTCTTGGAAAGTGGTTGGAGGAAAGGTAGAGTGTGAGGACAACTAAAAAACTGGTACAGGGCATCTCCACAGGTGCCTTTTTCGTTGTATAATAAGAAATATATGGATATACAAAATGCATAAACTGCCAGAAGAAATTGTTAATGCTTTTAATAAGTTTGTAAATTCTTCTAATTTGTCTGTTGATGAAAAAGATGCTCTTAATAAATTAATTGAGAATACTTACGATGCTGGATTTTTTGATGGTATGGATGACGCATTATATGATATTCACAGCAGATATTAAATAAATAACTAAAAAGTATTTCGTAAAATGGACGCACAAGAACTTCGCAATCTTCAAGAAGCATATTCAAAAGTCGTTGGAACCCAGCAAATTAACGAAGAAGTTAGTGATAAAACAAAAAAGAAATTTCAAATTATGAAAATGAAGAAAACACTTCAAAATCCACATTCTTCTGATTGGAATAAAAAAATATCATTTGCTTTACAAAATAAAATTGTTGCTGATAAAAAAAGAGAAGATAAGTTAAAGGAGGATATTTACGACATCATTCTCTCACACCTTCTTGATGAAGGATATGCCGAAACACCAGAAGCAGCAGAAGCAATTATGGTAAATATGAGTGAAGAGTGGAGACAGAGTATTATTGGTTGATAAAATAATAAAATCTTTTTCAACCACTCACCTTGCTTTTGGTGAGTGGTTTTGTTATAATGTGAATAGGTAAAAACTCTATGATGCTGAAAAAAATTCTAAAAATTGAAGAACTTGATGAAAGAGAACTTATAGATATTGAAGTATCAGGAAATCACTTGTTCTATGCGAATGCTATTCTCACACATAATAGTAGTTCTGATGTTGAACTTACTGATACTTCTGAATCTTTTGGTCTTCCTGCAACTGCTGACTTGATGTTTGCATTGATTTCCACGGAAGAACTTGAAGGACTTGGACAAATTCTTGTCAAACAACTTAAGAATCGTTATAATGATCCTACCATTCATAAGCGTTTCGTGATTGGTATTGATAGGGCTAAAATGCGTCTTTATGACTGTGAACAATCTGCTCAACAAGATATCCTTGACAATGGAAAGGATGAAGAGTATGATTATGAAGAAAAGAAACCAAAGAAAACATTTGAAGGATTTAAATTCTAATGACTATTGACCTTAAAAAATACGTTGACTTTGTTGATGCAACTACATCAAATCCTAGCAAACAATATAGTGATTTTCTCACACGTCTCCACAGTCTTGAAGTGGAGGGATTTCCTACCGAGCGACTGCTTACTGCTGCTGTAGGAATGTCTGCCGAAGCAGGTGAGTTTACTGAGATTGTAAAAAAAATGGTCTTTCAAGGTAAACCAGTAAATGAAGAAAATCTGTTTCACCTGAAGCGTGAACTTGGTGATATTATGTGGTATGTTTCTCAAGCATGTATTGGACTTGATATTTCTCTCGAAGAAGTAATCCAAATGAACTTTGAGAAACTGAGTGCACGTTATCCTGAAGGTGCATTTAGTATTGAACGTTCTGAAAATCGTAAGGAGGGAGATCTGTGACTAAAGAAAAACAGGTAACAATCAAAATGGATGCTCGCACAGCAGCAGCAGTTCGCCAAGTTCTGTTTGATTCCCAGAAAGGATATACTTATGATGAAGTAAGTATTCCTCCTCGCATTTCTGATATTCGAGACGTGATCCAGCAACTTGATGATAATATTGGTTCTGTTTTTGCTGCAGGATAAATAAAAACAAAAATGTCATTAATTGGAAAAAGAAAAGGAAGACCAACTACAAGATCTCAATTTGAAACAATCCTTAAAAAGTTTTTGATATTTTTAAAAAGAGAACTTAAATTTTATTATGACATTCCAATTATTCTTGTGGATGATGTAGATTTTTCTAAAAACAATAAAACTTTTGGAATGATGTATCCAGATAAGATTGTTATTAGTATTGTTAATCGTCATCCATTAGACATTTTAAGAACAGTTGCTCACGAATATATTCATCATAAGCAGCAAAGAGAAGGCAAAAATTTGAATGGAAATGCTGGAAGTGTCAGTGAAAACGAAGCAAATGCAAAAGCAGGAGAAATAATTAGAAAATACTCCAACTTTCAATCTGATTTATTTGACTTAATGCCAATTAGATAATAATTTGGTTCTGTTCTTAACCTTTTATTCAAACCTCCTCTGGGAGGTTTTTTTATAAATATCTAAAAAAGATTAAAAGTAATGAAAACTTTTTTAGAGTTTATTTCAGAAGCAGAAAATGTATCTTCTCAGATTGCTCAACTGAGGGCAAGGGCAAGAATGCTCAGGCAAAAAGGAGATATGAAAGGTGCTTTGGAAGTTGAAAAGCAAGCAGGTGAATTGCAGGCAGGAACTCAAGCAAAAATTGGCGCAGTAAGTAATTCGGATAAACCAAAAGAACCAACAAATCCAAATACTAAAGTTAGAGGATATGCATCAAAACCAAGAGATGTGGTAAGTAGAGTTGGAACTACTTCTGATGTCCAAAGAACAGATTTGCCAGCAGAACCTGATGTTGTTACTCAGCATAGATATGTTAAAAAAGGAACTGCTGGAGGAAGAGGAACTAATATTAGTAGAACTGGAAGAACATATGGTACAAGAGGATAATATTATAAATATCCATAGAACACTATAAGTAAGAACAAATGAACTTCAAAGATATTGTATCTCTTCATGAGGCATATGTTGCCGTTTATGATGAAGAACTGAGAGATGAATTAGAATCTTCTTCAATTCAGGAAGATCTTTCTTTCATTGATGATCTAAGTGATAATGAACTTGATCTGGTAATGGAAGATCTTTTTGTATCTGGAGATATTGACATCAATGAGTGTTTTGATTCTTTGGATTATGTTCTATCTGAAGGAAGAGTAGATATGTCTGCTCGTACCGCAAGAGCGCGAGCATATGCACAATCATCCGAAACCGCGGCAAGAGAAGCAAGAAATAGGGCATCGGCAAAAGAGAGATCAGAAAGAAGAGCGGAAAGAATTGGTAGAATTACTCAGGCAGCTCAACGTGTTGGTGAGAGACTAGCATCTCCTGCACGTTCTACTGGAGGAACTTCAGCATCTGCTAGAGTTGGTCAGGCAAGTCAAAAAGTCAGATCTGCAGCACAACAAGTAAAAGGATTCTTGGGTAAAGTTGGAAGAACAGCAAAAGCTGGTTATGAGGCGGCTAAAAAAGAATTCAGCGGACAAGCAGGAAGAGAGGCACGAGCAAGAACAACTGGACGCCAAATGAGAAGAGCAGCAAGAGCTCAAAGAGGTAGAGATACTTCTGAATTTGAAAGAAACCCAACATGGAGACCTGGTGGACAAAATGTAAACAGAACATTTAAACCTCAACAAGGTCCAACGCCAGCAGCAAAAAGCGATGAATCAAAACCAACGTGGAGACCTGGTGGGCATAATTTTGCAAACAGAACATTTAAACCTCAACAAGGTCCAACGCCAGCACCAAAAGGTCCAAGATCTCCTGCTCCTTATAGAAATGTAGGCAAAAGTGATGATAAATCTTCTTCATCTGGTAGAGCACTTTCTGGATCATCTGTAAAAGCAGCACTCCCTCCTGCAAAGGAATCTGATAGAAGAGCGGCCGCAAAAGCAAAATTACAAAAAGCATCTGCGGGTTCAACTGCCAGAGGAATTAGGTTTGCTGGTGAAAGAGTTGGCCAATTGGCAACACAAAGAGCACATACTGGCAGACAAAGCGCATTAGAGAAATTCAGAAAGAAAGCAGGTATTAGTGAAGATATCTTCAATGATATTCTAAACATAATCTTTGAAGAAATGATTCATGAGGGTTATGTTGATTCTTATGAGAATGCACTTTATGTTTTTGAGTCACTTTCAGAGTTTGAAGTTCAAGATATTGTTGAGTCTTATCTAGTTGAAGAGATTGAAACCGTTGATCTTTATGATGTTGTTCTTGAGCATCTTCTTGATGAAGGATTTGCTGAAACTGAAGATGAGGCAGCAGTTATTATGGCAAATATGAGTGAAGAGTGGAGAGATGAAATTCTCGATGAAGGATTTAAGAGAATGGATCGTGCAAAGATTGAAAGACAAGCAAGAAAACTTGGTGGTGATAGAGGAGATGTTCTCCGTGCCGTTGCCGACAAAATGGATACTGAAGTTGAGCGTAAGTACTCGACAAGACAAGCAAGATTGAATAGAGCAGGTGGAGCTGGTAGCGAGTATAGAAAGGCACAAGAACTTAGGGCAAGAGATGATGCCAAGGCAGATTTCAAAAAATATGGTCTTCGCTGATTGAAAATATAAAAATTAAAGAGGGTTTAATTACCCTCTTTTTATATTTTATGAAGGGGATATAGCTCAGTTGGTAGAGCGCGGTCTTTGCAAGGCTGATGTCAGGAGTTCGAGCCTCCTTATCTCCATATAAATATAAGAAAACGTAAAAATAAATATAAGTATATAAAAAAATAGTATGAAACGTTTCTTCCAATTTTTATCCGAAGCAAGAGTATCGCAGGCATCATTGCAGGCGAAAAAACTTGGTTTGGTTGGTGATAATCATGGTGGATGGTTAGATCGTAGTGGAAGGCAAGTAGCGAAAACTGAAGATGGGAAGTTAAAGTTTCTTGATGGAAGGCAAGCGGGTTCTCCAGAAGAGAAAGGTCCAAAACAAGCAACTGGTCCTGTTCCAATGGCACGTAGACAAGCATCTAGTGCTTCAGTTCCACGTGCCCTTCCATCACAAACACCTCCAGAAGAGGAAAAACCAGAGGAAAAACCAACTCTCACAATTGTATTGGGAAGATTTAATCCTCCTACAATTGGACACGATAAAACATTTAATATTGCTAAAAAAGTTTCTGTTGGTGGAGATTTAAAAATATATCCATCAAGAACTCAAGATCCAAAAAAGAATCCATTAAATCCTGAAGTCAAAATTCAGTACATGAGGATGATGTTCCCTGATTATTCTGATAATATAATTGATGACCCTGATATGGAAAGTATTTTTGATGTATTAATTACCGCTTCTGAGGATGGGTATGGAACTGTAAATATTGTTTGTGGATCTGATCGTCATGGTGAATTTGAAAATCTATCTCAAAGATATAACAAAGAATTATATAATTTCGATTTGATTCGTGTTATATCTTCGGGAGTTAAGGATACGGAAGCTGAAGGGGCAATGGGAGTGTCTTCTTCAAAAATGAGAAAAGCAGTAATTGATAATGATTTCTCGACTTTTAGAAGAGGGACACCTAAAACTCTTAGTAATGCAGAAACTCAAGCTCTGTTTGATCAAGTAAGACAGGGAATGAAAATTAAAAAAACAAAAACTCAAAAAGAAAATTATAACCTTTGGGAAATAGCTCCAAAACTTGATGTTCAAAATCTTCGCGAAAATTATATAACTGGAAGAATTTTTAAAGTTGGTGATGTTGTTGAAAATTTAAACACAGGATTAGTCGGTGAGGTAATGCGTAGGGGAACAAATTATTTAATTTGTGTCACTAAAGAAGGTTATATGTTTAAGTCTTGGATTAAAGATTTGATGGAATATACTGAAGTTAAAATGGATTCTCCTATGAGAGATAAAACTCATCCAAATACTCTTGTTGGAACTTTGGGGGCATTTAAACATTATGCAAAAATGACACCGGGTGTAATTGGAACAAATAGTCAATACCTTCAAAAAGGTGGTAAAGCATATGGAGTCAATTTTATAAATAAGTATAAGGCAAAAAAAGCAAGCACTCGTTAAAATGGACTCTAATAATTTAAACGATATTTCCAAGATCTATTTGGAGCAAGTTTCCATGCAACTTGACGAAAAGAAAAAGGAAAAACCAAAGCGTTGGTGGGATGATGATGGCAATGGTATTGGATATGAAGAGGGGGAAGTTTCTGGTAGATTTAAGAGAAAGAAAATTAAAGAAGCATTAATTGGCGGTCAGACTAAAATAGATGTTGCTGCTCCTTATGGGAAACTAACATCTTCTGATTTTAAAGAACTTCGTAAAGGAAAAAAGAAAAAGCAAGTAAAAGAAGGTTTCTCAGATTGGAGAAAAGATCTTATTGAAGTAGCAGATAAAATTCCATCAAAAGATCAAGATCAAAAAATTGTAGAAAAAGAAATCAATAATAAAATTGATATAAATCCAAAACTTAATCTTGGAGAAAGAGTTGATCAACTTGGTGGAACTCTTCTTGAAATTTCTGAAATCGAAGATTTTGAGGGAGTTTTTGACGATTTATCTGAATCTGAAATCTTTTTATTATCTGATCAATTAATTGAAGAAGTAGTAGAAGAATTTTTCTACGAGTGTCTTGAAGAAGGATATGATCTTGGAGAAGTAGAAAATACTCTTCTTGAATCATTAGAAATCTCATCTGCATTATTAAATGAAGAAAGAGTAACCTATGGTCATGATACTGATGTTAAGAGTAATCGACTGGAAAAAGTAAAGACTGCTGTTAAAAACACGGGTAAAAAACTTGTTCGTGGTGCAGGATATCTTGGTGGACTTGCTGTAAGAGGCGCTAAAGCAGTAGGAAGAGAATTAGGTGCTGGGTATAAGAGAGGAAGACGTGGTTCTTCAGGATCTTCTAGTTCTTCTGGTGGATCTTCATCAAGTTCTGGTTCTTCTGGTAGATCTTCATCAAATTCTGGTTCTTCTGGTGGATCTTCATCCGGATCTTCTGGATCCCCATCAGGTTCTGGTTCTTCATCAGGTTCTGGTTCTTCTAGTTCTTCTAGTGGATCTTCATCGGGTTCTGGATCTTCAAGACCTGGTTTACTTGGAAGAATTGGATCTAAGTTAATGAGAGGACTTGCAAAGGCGGCAAAATCAGTATCAAGAAGATCAAGAAACTTTGCTCGTGGACTAGAACAGGGATCCTCATCAGGTTCTGGTTCTTCTTCTCCAACAACTCAATCCACAACTTCTCAGCAACAAAGACCCAGAGTAACTCAAGGTCGTGGAGTAGAAACACCAAGTTCAGTCCATTCAAAATCTGGAGTAAGGACTGCAAATCCACGTAGCGGTATTGGTAGTGGCAAAAGAGTAGAAGTTGCAGGAGAACGTAAAAAAGAACAACCAGTTCAAAGAGTTTCTGTTAGGGATGTGACTCCGCCAAAAGCACCAAAAGCACCTGTAGGAACTTCTGAAAATCCAAGAGTAGGACAACCCGCATCAGATAAACCAAAACCAAAATCAGAACCAAAATCAAAACCAGAACCAACAGTAAGAACAGTATCGACTAAAGGATTTGGTAGTTTCAAACCATCATCAAGTGGAGAAGAAGCATACCAAAAGGAAAAAGAAAAGCAAGAAACTGCAAAGAGTGTAAAGAAATCAAGAACTAGATCGTCTAGTAAGAAGAAAATAAAAGAACCAAATCCAAAAAAACCTGGAGTACCTTCATTAGATGATCTCCTAAAATCTGAAGAATTTGAACTTGAAGAAAAAACATTAACTGCTGCTGAATTGAAAAAAAGAGAAGAAATTGCAAAATCTATGAATTTAAAGGATTTTGAAAAAAGATATCCTGGTCGTGGCATGGAAGTTAAAATGGCTACTGCAACAAAAATTGCCAAAAAGATTGCTGAACAAGCAGTGGAAATTCCACCAAAGGGTCAGCAATCTAATCAATCTGATGCCGAACAGAGAAAAGTTAGTCAACAAAGAGATAAACAGAGACAGCAAGAAGTTCAAATTCTTCAAAGAAAACTTCAGGCATTAAGATCTGCCCCTAAAGGCGTAGATACTGATATTACAGCTTGAATTCCTAAATAGTTCCGAATCAACTTATACGGAGGTCATTATGGGAGTATTAGTAGAGGTTGTAAAACCACTTCTTTTAGCAGCAATGAATTCTTGCCATACAAAAAGACTTGTTTGTGAACTTCTTGATCGTTATGTAAATACTACTGATAATGATATCGATGATCTAATTGCAGGCACAGTGAGAACTGCGCTTCTTAAAGGTTGTAAGTGATTGATTTTTTAAAATAAATTACAAAGGAGACCAAAAGTAAGGTCTCCTTTTTTTATAAATATTCATATCAAATAATTTTTACGGGAAAAAACATGGCACTCTGGGGAGACAAAGATAACATTTTTTCTGGTGGAACAGTATCTTTAGATTACCAAACTGGCGTTGTTACTGGAAGTGGTACAACTTTTGGTAATGTTGGTGCCGCTGGAACTGGAGATGTTATCCGCTTTGGCGATGTTGTTGGTGGCACCTATTATGGTGATGCTGTAATCGTTGGTATTGCTAGCACCACTCAATTATCAATTGGTTCAACCAATGGTCTTAGTGGAGCTACCATTTCTGGAGCTCAGTTCACTGTAAACCAGGAACCAAAGTATACTATTCTTGATGTTTACTATAGTCAGAAGCACGAAGGTTCTGCTGGAGAGACAATCAATGCTGTTGTGACAACTGCATCTGCTCCTGGAGCATCAATCGGAACCAGCATCGTTGCTGTTGCTAGCACAACTGGAATTCTTGTTACAGATACTCTTACTGCTAGTGGTGGAGTCAGTGCTGTAGTTTCTTCAATCGGTGCTACAACTGTTTCACTTGGATCAACAATTTCAGCAGGAATCACGACTGGTGCAACTATTACATTTACACGTGTAACTGGTGGGCGCAATACTTATGTTGCTGGTGTTGCAACTGAGGGTGTTGGTGCTTCTGCTGGAACTGTATATGAAATTGGTGCAGGATGGGTTGGAGTTACCACCTATAAGGATGCTGAAGGTAACTTGAGAGTTAAGAAGGAAATTCTTGTTGCAATGTCTGGTATCCAGACTGGAAACGTTCCTATCTATGACGCAGATCCAACTGTATGATATTAATAGAATATGTTATTTGATGAGTTGAATGAGGATAACTTTCTTTTATTTGCTATTAAACATTATGAAAATCCTCAGGCAGTAACAAAAGAAGACTTTGAAAAAGACTTAAATCATTTTAAGTATATTAAAAGATTATTGAAACGATATAAGAATACAGGTCAGTTAAAATCTCATCTTATTCTTAATCATTTTATTATTCTTTATAATATTTTTGGTGATGCAACGACTCCTATGCTTTTCTATAAGATAGAAGAGGATTTGTGGTCCGCAATGAAAACATTTATTATATTTCTTGGAAAACTGCCTGAGTATCCAAAATGTTATATTCACGACGTACAAGTTGATTTAAACTGTCTCTCCGAATTGTATAAAATCTACAATGAAAAAGAAGAAAATTGATAAAGTTATTGAAGCATTTCGCAACTATAGAAACTTGAAAGAAGAGGGGATGGTTGCTGGACCAACTAATTCTCTTGCTGGAGGTAAAATAGCAGGAACTGTAGAAGCGGGAGATTCTCCTCCAGTGGATTTGCGAAGAGGTAAAAGAAGAAATTGGAATCCATTTTTTAAAAATATGGCAAAAATGCAAAGGAGAAATAAAACAAATTAATAAATAATAATAAAACTACTTGAGTTATTTGTTTTTAGTAGTATAGCAAAAATAACTCATGTCACAGATGTTTAATTCAAATACTTCTACAGACACTAAAATTGCTGTTTTGGAAGAAAGACTTTCTTCATATGAGATTATGATGAGAAAGATTGACGAAGCAATACAGATTATGGGTAAAACTAGTCAAAATATTAGTAAAATGCTTGCTGTTCATGAAGAAAGAATAGAACAATGTCATAGGGCAGACGATTATATTGGCAGACTAATTGAAGAATTAAAATTAGAAAATAAAGATCAACATGATGCAGTAACTGAAAGAATAGAAAAAATAGAAAGTAAACTAGAAGAAGTTATAAAGTTTCGTTGGATAATCATTGGAGTTTTTGCTGTTATTTCCTTTGGATTTTCTCAATCTCGTATGGTTATAGATCTTCTAACACCAGATTCTTCTCAAGTACAAATACAAAAATAAATAGTTGAGTGTTGGCGACATGGCCAATGAAAACTAAAAATAAGACAACGATTTATTCCCTTCAAAAAATTACAAATTCAGTTATAAAGTGGACGGGTCTTATAACTGTTTTGTGTCTTGACAAGACCAGATAGTCTGGTAGAATAGATGGACACCTCACTGTATTGTCATGGATTTTGTTGATGTTAAATACATCAATTTGATATCTGGTAGATTTCAAAAGTTTAAAAAAGTAAAACCTAATCTTTATAATTTTCGTTGTCCTATTTGCGGCGATTCCCAAAAGAATAAAAATAAAGCAAGAGGATATTTGTATCAGGTAAAAAATAATACAAATTTCAAATGTCATAATTGTGGCATCAACATATCTTTTAATAACTTTTTAAAACAGATTGATCCTGTAGTCTATAAGCAATATACCTTTGAAAAGTTTAAAGAAGGTCATACTGGAAAAAACTTTACAGCAAAAGAACCTGTATTTAAATTTCAAACGCCAAAGTTTAAATCAAAAATAAATTTACCTAAAGCATCATCAAACTTTGATGCAAAGAAGTATCTGGAAAGTAGAAAATTAAATCCAGATAACTATTATTACACCGAAAAGTTTAAGGAGTGGACCAACTCTCTTCGCCAAACATTCGACAGTACAGATAAAGATGAACAAAGGATTATTATTCCTTTGTTTTATCAAAATAATCTAGTCGGATTTCAGGGAAGAGCACTTGGTCCCAGTAAGGTTAAATACATCACTATAATGCTTGACGATGACGCGCCAAAAATCTATGGTCTTGATGAAGTCCAAAAAAGTGAAACTGTCTACATCACCGAAGGTCCCTTCGACTCAACCTTCGTTCGCAACGCAATTGCTTTGTGTGGAGCTGATGGTGATGTTACTAAGTGGGGTATTCGCGATTGTGTTTGGATATACGATAACGAACCACGTAATACAGAAATCCTATCAAGAATTTCCCGAGTTATCGAAAATGGACAAAAAGTTGTCATCTGGCCTTCAACAATAAAAGAAAAAGACATTAATGATATGGTTCTATCTGGACTTGATGTTCAGAATGTGATAGAATCTAATATCTACTCTGGATTAGAAGCAAAACTTAAATTTACTGCCTGGAAGAAAGTATGAGTAACGGTACAAAGGTTAAAAAACGTGATGGACGAATTGAGTCTCTTGACCTAGATAAAATGCATCTAATGGTCGAAGAATCCTGTAAGGGTCTTGCAGGTGTCTCTGCGAGTCAAGTTGAGATGACTTCTGGAATTCAATTCTATGATGGAATCACTACTGCAGAGATTCAAGAAATTCTGATTCGTAGTGCAAGCGATCTAATTGATCTTGATCATCCCAACTATCAATACGTTGCTGCACGTCTGCTTCTTTTTTCTGTGCGTAAGCAACTGTATGGAAAAATGAAGGAACTTCCTACACTTGAGCAGCATATTGTTCAATGTGTTACTTCGGAAGTTTATGATAATGATATCTACAACAAGTATTCTCAAGAAGAGATTAATCGCGCTGATTCCTATATTGATCATGATCGCGACTTCTTATTCACTTATGCAGGTCTACGTCAGGTCGTTGATAAGTACCTCGTGCAAGATCGAAGCGGTGGTGGAGTATATGAAACTCCGCAATTTATGTACATGATGATTGCTCTGACTATTTTTGCAGAGTATCCAAAGGAAACCAGAATGTCATATGTAAAGAGGTATTATGACGCAATCTCAAAGCACAAAATCAACATCCCCACGCCTATCATGGCAGGAGTACGAACGCCACTTCGACAATTTGCTAGTTGTGTTCTTGTTGATGTTGATGACACCCTCGATTCTATCTTTAGCAGTGATATGGCTATTGGTCGATACGTTGCACAAAGGGCGGGAATCGGCATCAACGCAGGTCGCATCCGTGGCATCAACAGTAAAATTCGAGGTGGAGAAGTTCAGCACACAGGTGTTGTCCCTTTCCTCAAAAAGTTTGAAGCGACTGTCCGATGCTGCACTCAAAATGGCATCCGAGGTGGATCAGCAACAGTCCACTTCCCAATCTGGCACCAAGAAATAGAAGATATTCTTGTTCTTAAAAATAATAAGGGTACGGAGGATAATCGTGTTCGCAAACTTGATTACAGCATTCAGATCAGCAAACTTTTTTATGAGAGGTTCATTCAGGATGGTGAGATCACGCTTTTCTCCCCTCATGATGTACCTGGACTTTATGATCGCTTTGGACTCCCTGATTTTGATGAACTCTACTGTGCATATGAAAAGGATACGTCCATTAAGAAAAAAACTATTAAAGCACAGGAACTCATCCTTAATCTTCTTAAAGAACGTGCGGAAACGGGTCGTATCTACATTATGAATATTGACCACTGCAATTCACACTCTTCCTTTAAGGATAAGGTTGAAATGAGCAATCTTTGCCAAGAGATTACACTTCCAACTTATCCAATCCAACATATTGATGATGAGAATGGGGAGATTGCACTTTGCATTCTTTCTGCTATCAATGTAGGAAAGGTAAAGTCTGATGAAGAACTTGAGGAACTGTGTGATCTTTCAGTTCGCGGTCTAGATGAATTGATCGACTATCAGAAGTATCCTGTACGCGCTGCAGAACTTGCTACAAAGGCACGTAGATCTCTTGGAATAGGTTTTATTGGTCTTGCCCATTATTTGGCAAAACTTGGATTTAATTATGATTCTCAGGAAGCTTGGGATGCTGTTCATGGACTCTCTGAGTCGTTCCAATATTATCTCTTGAAAGCATCTAACCAACTTGCAAAAGAAAAAGGATATTGTGGATATTTTGGACGTACTAAGTATGCTGATGG